ATTTTGAAAATAAAAAAAGCATATCTGATGGAACCGCTGTCCAAGCCTCTACAAATAAATCAAAATTGGTTAATACATTTTTTAAAATTAAACAAGAGAATACAGATGAATTAAAACAACAAAGAGAGAATAACAATATTGTTATTAAATATTTAAGTAATATTGATGATTCTTTCCTTGATGTCAATTCGTTTGTTTGTCAAACTGATATCTGTAAAATATGTAATAAAGGTGAATTAATTCCTTTGGAAGATGAAGGAATTATGGTTTGTAATAGTTGTTCAAGAAGTATTCCATATTTGATTGAAAATGAAAAACCTTCTTATAAGGAACCTCCAAAAGAAGTATGTTTTTATGCTTATAAAAGAATTAATCACTTTAAAGAAATATTAGCACAATTCCAAGGCAAAGAAACTACTCAGATACCTCCAGATGTTATTGAAAATATTAAACTTCAAATAAAAAAAGAGAGAATAGAATTGACACAAATTACAAATATTAAAACAAAGGAAATTCTTAAAAAACTAGGCTATAATAAATACTATGAACATATACCATTTATTAAAGATAAATTGGGGATTAAACCTCCCATCATGTCTCCTGAATTAGAAGAAACATTGTGTAATTTGTTTGTTGAATTACAATCGCCATATTCAAAATATTGCCCTGACGATAGAGTTAACTTTTTAAATTATTACTATACTGCTTATAAACTTTGCGAGCTTCTTGGGGAAGAAAAGTATTTACCTTTATTCCCTTTATTGAAGGATAGAGAGAAAAGAATAGAACAAGACGATATTTGGAAAAAAATTTGTGAAGAGCTCGACTGGGAATTTATACCTACTATTTAATTTTAATTTGTAGGTTTGTAAGGGAATAAACTCAATTCTCTAGTATTGTAAATAGAGAAGTTAGGGTCATAATTATTAGCACCTACTCCATTTCCATAACATGTACCTCCACGTTGTTTGCGACTTTTGCGACTTTTGCGACCCTTTCGACCCTTTCTTGTTTTTCTCCTTCTTCCACCCATTTCAGTAACAGAACGTGGAGAATATGGACCTAAATCTTCCATATTCAATCCAGGACCTTGTTCTTCAAAATGATTAGCACCAGGAGCAACAGGAACATCATTATAAGGAGGACCAGGAACACCAGGAGCAATATTTTCTTGATTTGGAACAGCTGCGCCTTCATCTAAGTTTTCCATTTCCTCGTTTGCTTCATTTACACTTTGAATTAATTCTTGAGGTGTAAATGGCGCATTTGTAGCGGGATTTACCTGATTTAAACTCATTTGAATAATATTCAAACCAACTCCAGTATTTGAGAGGATCTGAATATCATCTTGAGTGAATCCCATATCTAATAATTGTTGGGCTTCTTCTTGACTAAAGTCTCCACCAACCATTTTTCTAGCACTTCTTTTGGTAGACTTTCGTTTTGGTCTTCTCAACTTTTTACGTGATTGTTTTACCATAATATATTATAATTAGATTAATATATTATGTTATTTTATTGATTTAAAAACCACCAGGGAATTTAACCAAGTTAGCACCAATACCAAAGCCAGCACCAGAGCGAGCAGTGGCACCCATGGAAGGGATGTAGGTATCAAGAATGCTAAAGGTAGCAGCAGCAGTTAAAGCAATCAAGATAATTTCCTCAATGTTCAAAGAACGTTTAGGAATAGCATAAGCAGCAATAGCTACCATTAAACCTTCAACAAGGTACTTAATGATTCTCTTAACAAGTTCACCAACGTTAATAAGTCCGTTCATTTATATTAAATAATAAGAAAAAAATATATATTGCGCTAAAAAACTTAAAAATAAATACTTAATCTATTTAAAATGAATCATTCTAAAGAAAAGAATTCAAAAAAGTCTGGCTTTGAGAGAAAACAGGTTAATGGAAAAGTTAATCCTAAATATGTTGACCTATTAGAGGAAGATAAACCTATTGCCGGACAAAAATTCGTTTGTGTGTCATTTTGTTCTCCGGATAAAATTCTAAAGGAAAAACAAATCTTCTTTTTTGAAGAGTTCCTAAAGAAATGGGACTTCAATAAATCAATGGAAAAATTTGTCCAATTCCTTAATTTTGTTTCTTTTAAATACAACATTTCATTCGATGATGTATCAAATGATTTTAAGGATTTCGTAAAGGAAGAAAGAGAATCACTTATCAATTCTAGCATGGATGATGAGTTCAAAACATATATTGATAATAATGAAGAAGAACTCCAAAAACAGTTTGATGTTGCTCATAACTTCCAAACCAATACTAGAGGTTTAAAAATTAGAGGTTCTTATCCTACTCAAGAAGAAGCCGAGATGAGATGTAAAATGTTGAGAGAAATTGACCCTAATCATGACGTTTATGTAGGCCCTGTTGGTATGTGGATGCCTTGGGATCCTGAAGCTTACAAGACTGGACGTGTTGAGTATATGGAAGAAGAGCTCAATCAGTTGATGAGTGAGAAGACCAAGAACGAGTCTAATGCTAAGGCTGCTTTCGAACAACGTGTCAAGGAATCTAAACAAAAGGCAATTGATGAGAATATTAAGAATGCTGAGAAATCTGGTAACACCTTAACTCAAACCATTGATGAACAAGGTAACTTGATTGGAGTTAACAATATTAACACTCAAGAGCAAGCATTTAAGGAACAAGAAAATATTTCTACTGCTGATATCTGTATGGAATTGTTCGAAGGTGAAAATATTGTTGTTGGTAAGACTGATAATGGACAAAGTCAATTAATCAGTGGTCCTTTTGCCAAAAAGGATTCAATGGAACAAGTAGATTAAATCAACCTTTAGAAGAGGTTTAATCAAATATATAATTTAAAAATGTAATAAATACTTAAAAATATAAAAATAATATAACCATTATGAAAATTTGTTATATTATTTCTACATGTGATAAATATTTAGATTCGAGAGTTAAGTACCAGATGAATACCTTGTTTAAAAATGTTAATAAGGATGATATATATTATTTAACATCTAAGCCTGATATTGAAAATAGACAGTTTGGATGGTATTGTATGGATGATGAAAAAAATATTACTTGGAAATATATTCATTTTATTTACAATATGAATGTTGATTATGATTGGTATATATTTATTGACGATGATACATTTGTTTATGAAAAAAGACTTCTAAATTTACTAACAAAATATAATTCAAATGAAAATTATTATATTGGTCATGAGTTAGACCATATTAAAAATGATTTTTGTCTTTATATGTCAGGAGGAGCTGGTTATGCTATTTCAAATACTTTATATAAGTTAATTTACAATTATGTTAGAAATACAGGTATAAATAATTCTTATGAACATTGGTGCGACGATTTATGTATCGGTTTATGGATTAATAAACTTAAAAAAGATCACAAAATAAATCAAATACATAACAAACTATTTTATATTGGATTACATAATAATGATTCTGAATTACAAACGGCTATCACTATTCATAAAGTTATGACAAAAGAACAATATGATTTTTATTCATCTACAGTAGAAAATGACACTTTAATAGAAGAAGTAATTAAAGATGATAACACTACTGTTTTTGCTTTAGTAACAGATTTAAATTATTTTAACAAAGCTAAGAGAACTATAATCGATTTAAGAACTAAAGGTAATTGGAGTGGGGATATTGTTTTAATTACAATAAATTTTGATTTGAATATAAATTTTAAGGATTTTTATAATGTTACTGAGAAAAAATTCACACAAGTAGATAAATCTATTCTACTTTTTAAAATAGGACAATCTGGTTTTGTTGATACAACAGACAAGAGAGAAATTAATAAGTTAAATCAATGGGAAAAACTACATGTATTCGATGATTATTTTTCCAAATGGTCACGCGTAGTGTTTTTAGATGCTGGATTGCGTTTATTAGATGATGTTAAATATCTACTTGAGATTGATTATAAAAATAAAATTTTGGCACCAAAAGATGGCAAGCTTTATGAAGACCAATCATTTAATTGTCAACTAAGTTATGATAAACCGGAGCTAATTGACTCGTTAAAATCTGAATTTGGAGATAAAATTTTAACTTCAAACTATATGCTTAATTGTATGTGGATTTATGATACGAATATTCTTAAACTATGCGATAAAAATCAGCTTATTGAAGCTATGAATAAATATACTTTTTGTAAAACAAATGAAATGGGAATAATGAACATATTATTTACATTTAAATATAATTTATGGGAAAGATTGCCAATAAGAGCATCGAATGGAAAAATACTTTTTGATTGGTGTGAATTAAATAATCCAAACACTAATTGGAGAGACTATTGTTATATTAAATATCCCGTAACAATTTCATTTGATGATTGTTAAAAATAAAATAATATAATTATTTTTTATTATTTTATTATTTTTGTTATACTTTTTTACCATTTGTTTGTTTTCTTAACACTAATCTTAGGTCCTGCGCCTTTTTTCTTACTCTTTGTAGGGTCATATTGCTCTTCTTCTTCGTCGTCCTTAAGGTCTTTAGATAATTCCCAAAATTCCTTAGAACCTAATCTGAAATCACCATGACTGTCAGCTTTATACCAAAAGACCTGATCATGTAATTTATTAGACTTTGAATTATTATGAATAACTAGGCATTCGAAATTTTCAGTGCATTGGTCCATTACTTGAGCAAATGATTCAAATGTTGGAAACATACCGGCATAATTTTCATAAATACGTTTTCTGTTGGCAATATAGTTCTCTCTAAGAATGAAAACGTAATCTATATTTGTTCTAAGATTTGGAGGAATACCTAAAGGATATTGCATAGTAATTACAAGCATTACTTTCCAGTGTCTTCCGTTCATGAAAAGTAATCTCATCATTTTATCACGAGCCCATGTGTTATCATAAAGACAATCATCTAAAATAACAAATGCGCGAGGGTCAATTGTAGTTCTTTTATAAGTTTCCATCTCTTTTTTAATTTGCTTCAAAACAGTGCGCTGTCTTTTTAAAATATTCTCAATAATAGCTGTATTATATTCATTATGAACGAATAATTTTGGGACCATTTTGCCGTAAAAACCGTTACCTTCTTCAGTTCCTGAGATAACAGTGCCAATAGGAATATCTTGCTGATAAAATAATAAATCTCTTACCAAGAAAGACTTACCAGTGTCTCTCTTTCCAATTAGCACAATAACAGGTCCTTTGTTTTCATTAGGTTTAAAGCTTATACTTTTCATATCAAATTTCTTTAGTTCTAAAGTCATTATTATTTAAAATAGAAATTATTTTTTACATGTTTTTACGCAATAAGAGAGAACAATATTAATATCATTTATAATAAGTTAAAAATACATATAATTTATATATTAATTAGCTAAAGAATGATAAACGTGAACTATCAAAAACGTAAAAATCTGGAACTTTTTAAATGTTTAGAGAAACCTGAAACTCTTTTTCTCTCAAATGCCCAAAACTATATACCTATTTATAATAAATTCTTCACCTTGAATGATAGTAATTATAATAGTATTAATTTAAATAACAAATGGTATATTTCAAATGTTAATGATGGAGATCAAGAAGATTTTCATTTATTTAATTGTAGACTAAAAAATATACAGAATAACAAGGTAAAAGATAAAGATGTCTTTTTTAAAATGGCGCCTTTATTAGACCCATTTAAATATTTAATTGGAAAATATAATTTAAATGATAAAAAATTATTTACATTACCAAAAATAAATTCAACTGAATTAGATTGTCATTCAAAGTTTATTGACCAAAATAATTCAGCATATGTTGATGGTATGTTTGTTTTTTTATCAAGCAATTTAATTTATAATCATGGTTTTACACACGGAGTTGATTATTATGGATCATTTTTAGGTATTAAAAATGATTTTATTTTAAATGTATTCGATGACATTGATTATTTAAATGAGTCGGATTATTTTAATAAAAATAAAAATGTCTTATTTAAAATTGATGATTACGAACATTTATTTCAAGATGAAAATCCAAAACTAAAACCTATTACAATTCAGCATAATTCAAGTGCCAAATCACAAATATCAATTAAGTCTTTTGATAATGAAATATTCGAAGATGTTTTTGATGAAAACATTGTAAATATTTCTGATTTACCATCGGATTTAATCGATTTAACTAATATTAATCTTTTGGAACAAAAAGAAGTTAATCAAAATGTTACATTAAAATCAAACTCAACTTGTTCATCAAGGTCATCATACACTGATAATGAAGAAGAACATGAAGATTGTGATGATTGTGGAGAAATTGAAAACTTAGATAGTGACAAACCTGAAAAAGACGAAGAACATGAAAATAAAGAAGATG